TCTTCCCCAGCCCAGCCCAGCCCAGCCCAGCCCAGCCCAGCCCAGCCCAGCCCCAACAAACCTAATGCAGTCTTTAGTTTACAAATTGTTACATATATTATTCGTCAAATTTCATTATTATCAGAGATTAACAAGCATTGGCAAAGGTTGTCACTCAGTAATACTCACCATTATTAACTATTATTCACCATTATTTAGTATTCAAATTCTTTGAATGAGTTTGAAAGTGCCAGTCTTTACGTATTAATTCTTCTGTGCAAGTATATATACACCCAATAGAGACTAATTAAGTCTTAGTATAAATATCTAATGTGAAGGACATAGCCATGAGCTTATTGCCTCGGGAAAACGCACCCCAAAAAAGATATAGACTTCTGAGAATATCAGAAGTGATTAATTTGACTGGCTTACCCAAGTCAACAATTTATCTAAAGATAAAGAATGATGAATTTCCGAACCAAGTTTCTATCGGTTCTCGTTCTGTTGCATGGGTGGAGCATGAAGTTAATGAATGGATAGAGAAGAATATTCTCAATAGAAAATTAAACTCCTAAATTGAGGTGGCAAATATATGGTTGACAATGTTTTTAAGAAGAAATTGGCATCAATTAAGAACGAACATGTGTCGGTGTTAGATAGTTACAAAGTAAGATCATTTAAAGAGACTCATAGCGACACGGCCTGTATTGTGCGTATTATTGAAATATATTCACTGAATAAGCTGCGAGCTAAAGGTGAAAAGCTGTATTCACTTACGGGGTTAACAGTACCTGATACGGAAACTGTGGCGAATGAGATCAACCTGCTCCTGAGCCGTTATGCCCAGTTGTGTCGTCAGGAAGAGGAAGAGTTATCTTTCCGGCAGCGTGAAGTGACAAATGCGGAAGTTGCATGGAAAAGCACATTCTCAAAAAACGGCGTCAGTAGCATTGCTGAAGCCAAAACGAATAAAATGGGGCATGCTGAACGAGCGGATGCTGAACGGTATTACCATCTGGCTGTTTCCCGGTTGAATGAACAACATAGTCGATTGAGCACGATCAAGCTTTTGCCGGGAGTACTGGCCGATGAAGGAAACTACATTGGGAAGGGAATCGATAAGCGTTTACTGAATATATTTCCTCAATCCGGCCAGATCCCTGCTGATTTTATTTCTGTATTTAATGACAGTGACGTTGTCCGTGATATTAAATTTATTACTGATGCACTCAAGTCTTTATCTGATTCCGTGAGTGAAATTATTAGTCGTTGTAGCGTTCCAACTGATCGTTATGTATTAAATAACGGTGGAATGGCAAGAGCTATGGCTTACAGGGAGTACTATCGAGCAGATAATTATGTATTACGTTCAGTCGTAAGTGACCGGGATTATGTTGAGCATGTAATGAAATACAATCTGGTTACTGAGTACAAAAATAAAATCTTTTCTTAAATACTTAAAAAGGTGAAAAACTATGTATGCCTTCAAAACTGAAAGGCCGGACGCAGCACGTCGTTATCATAATAAATTCGTCACTGGCACTAACTATCAGGAAGAATCAAACAGACGCTTTGCATTAAGCGAACCTACTGAAAATATACTGCGTACCTCAATTCTGGAATCCGGGTGGCTTATTAAAAATATTACCCTACGTGATGTTAACGCCGTGTCAGGTAATGCCGTCAATATTGGTGCCAGTGAACTGTATACCGGACGTGTGGATGGTGGCCGTTTCCACAAAAAAATGGCAATCAATGGTACGGAGTTCTTTCTGACAGAGACGGATACCTGCGCCCGGATCAGCTATTCCGATATGTCTCATATTTACCATACCGGCGTGCCGGATGAGTTTGAGAAAACGGTTGAGAGCTTTTTTGCCCAGGCATATGCGCTGGACATGCTGCGGGTCGGTTTCAATGGTGTGTCGATTGCAAATACTACAAACCCGGAAATCAATAAAAAAGGCGAGGATGTCAATATTGGCTGGCATGCACTGGCGAAAGCCTACGGGAACGGAAAGCAAATCATCTCTGAGCCTGTCACTCTGGGAGAGACTGGCACCTGGAAAAATATTGATGCTCTGGCCAACCATCTGATTACAGAGCTTATTGCTGAGCAGTTTCGTGAAGATCCTCGTCTGGTTGTACTGGTTGGGGCAGAGCTGGCAGCACATCAACGCCTGAAGTTATTTAATGCCGCAGACCGCCCGTCTGATGTGAATGCGGCACAGATGGCTACAAGTTCTGTTGCTGGCCGCTTTGCGTTTATTCCCCCGTTTATGCCGGGTAAGCGTCTGGCAGTAACGACGCTGGATAATCTGCATATTTACACTCAGGCGATAACACGCTGGTTTCGTGCTGAGTTTGATGATGAAAGCAGTGAATACGTGCATTCCTACCTGCGCAATGAAGGTTATGCACTCGGTGAACCTGAACTGTACGCGGCTGTCGATGAGAGCGCCCTGACGTTTGCGGATTGACTTAGCGACAGAAAGACCCGCTCAGAGGCGGGTCTCGTTTACAGCATCAGGAAAAATGAAGAACTATTTTTAAGCAGAGGCTTAAGCATGCCAGCGTTAATTAATCCAGGCAATGATCAGTTTTCGGTTATAAATTTCTTGCCTCACCAGGAATGCGCGGGATATAGTTTAAAGGTTGCCGCAAAATCGGCAGCCGGGCGTAGGAACCCGTGTTATCTGAAGGCGATACTACACGCGCCAGGCGTGTTTTTTTGTGTCGCAGCTTTGACTCACCTAAAATTTATGGTGTGGTGGCTGATTGTATTTTTTTATTTTTTACGCCACATCATCAGAATTATGGTAGTCCAGGCGGGGCAGCTTTCGGGCTGGCCGGTATCCTTCAGAGCCGGTATTCCTACCCCCGTCTGGGCTACCACCCATGAGCGTAGGAACTCCGGTGGTAGCGTTACCCGCTATCTGAAGGAGGTTGCCATTATGGCTACAGTCCCTGCTTTATCTCACCCTGAATTTACCTTTGTCTTTCTGGCTGTCCGCCGTACAGACCGTGATGCCCGTCCACGCCCTGTGCGTGTAATCGCAGAATGCGAGCATGCTGCACGCCTTAAACTTGCCACTGAATTTATCCTGAGCTTTGCTGCCCGTATCCCTGTGAAAAGAGCCGGGGAGGTGGTTGCATGAAATCCATGAATTTTAAGCAAGGCTGCATATTGAGTGAACAGGGGGAGAGTCGTCTGTTACGGGCGGCACTGGCCAGTGAGTTTCTTGCAGAGGTCTTGTCCGTGCCCACAGTGAATGGAGCGAGAACTGTTTCAGCGGAAGGCGCTGCGGCTTTAGTGGCCTGTATTGCCGAACAACTGGATGGCGTTGTTAAGGAAACCAGCACAATTAAGGGAGTGATGCGCGATGAATAATAATCAAAATTTAAAGGCGCATGCTTTACGAACAGCAGTCTTACGCTACTACATTGCTGATGCATTCATTTCCTTAATGGTGCGTGTTCATAATGAACCTGTTTATATTGAAGATGGCGAACGAATAGAACTCTCCCACGAAAAAGTGGTGAGTAATATTATTTACCATATTGAAATGCCGTGGGTGAATGAGTTTGGGGCTGATGCTGGTTGCATACTGGCCGCAGAGAAACTGGAAAAAATGCTTAAACCAGGCTTTATGTCAGAAAATATTCGCCTGTCAGTTTTTGGTGTCACAGAGATGCGTGAGGTTTACCGGGATATTATTTTCGGAGCACCTGATGGCGAACTACCCGAAGGTTTTGAATTTGTGAAGCCGGAAGGTCAGGAGGTGCTGCTGTGAAAACACCGTCTGTATCCACGATTTCCGGAGCTGCAATTGGGCGCTGGCCTTATATCCTGTCAGCATTAGGTATTAAAGTACCGTCCGCAGGACATCATGGGGCTTGCCCTGCCTGTGGTGGAAAAGATCGTTTTCGACTGGACGATAAAGCGGGGCGAGGGACGTGGTTTTGTAATCAGTGCGGTCATGGCGATGGTCTTGATCTGGTTCGTCTGGTGACAGGAAGAAAGATAAAAGAAGTCGCCGGGATGGTATCTGAGGCGCTTGCATTACCAGAAATACAGGAGAAGCCCGCATTGCCAGCCAGGAAAAAGGCCGCAGGAAAAGAAGCGGGCGCGGAGCGATATACCAGACTCAGACAGCAGTCCTGCAATGGTGAGCCGGTCTATCTGACAAATAAGGGCTTACACGGGTATTCACTTCCCTTGCTGTCACAGCCTTTGAATCTGGCCGGAATAACATTTTCCACCGGTTCATTACTGCTGCCTTTGACGGATATTTCCGGGAATATTACTGGTGGCCAGCTTATCAATCCTGACGGGGATAAAAGTCTGCTGCCCGGTAGCCAGCTGTCTGGCGCATTCATTGCCCTGACCGATATACCCGCTGAAACACCTGAACAGGTGATTATCACTGAGGGTTTTGCCACGGCGCTTACCGTCAGTCTGCTGACTGAAGGATGGATCGTGGCGGCTGTCGCTGCCACCAATTTACTGAAGGTGACGGAGCAGATCCGAAAACGCTGGCCGGAAACTCGGATCATTCTGGCCGGAGATAATGATCTGGCTGACGGCAAAGAAAACACCGGGCGTATTCAGGCAGAGAAAGCCGCCAAAGCGGTGGATGGCTGGGTAACGCTCCCTCCGGTACGCCATAAGGCTGACTGGGATGATTATCGGCAGGAAGTGGGGAAAGAACGGGCGAGAGATGCCTTTCGTGAAGAAATGACGCTGCATGGCAAAGGGCAGACCCGTTTACCAGAAGGGTTCCGGCTGACAAAAGAATATTTGTGGTACGACAAGCTGGTTAATAAGTCTGATGGTGATACAGAGATACGTAATATCAAAATTTGCAGTCCGTTGCGGGTGACGGCAATCACCAGTGATGCTGATGGAAGTAATTACGGGCGTTTGCTGGAATGGGAAGATACCAACGGAAACAGCCGTAAATGGGCAATGCCGATGGAGATGCTGGGCGGTAGCGGGGAAGAACTGCGCCGCGTTCTGCTGGTTAACGGGCTTTCTTACATCAACATTAATGGCATGGCCAGAGCATTCCTGATGGAATATATCTCGCTGTGTAAACCGGACAGAAAAGTAACCTGTGTGAATAAAACTGGCTGGCACGGCGGGGTTTACGTTCTCCAGGATGAAGTGATAGGGCGCGAAGCCCAGTCAGTCATCTTACAAACATCGAGTGTGCAGGGGCGTGATTTTCGTGTCAGCGGCACATCAGAGGGCTGGCGTGAAAATATAGGCCGTTATTGCATAAAGAATGCCCGTCTTGCCTTTGCGGTGAGTCTGGCATTTGCTGCCCCCCTTCTGAAACTGGTTGGTATCGGCGGTGGAGGTTATCACCTCAAAGGGGAATCCACAGACGGTAAAACCACGACGATGAAAGTGGCTGCATCAGTATGTGGTGGAACAGATTTCTGGCATACGTGGCGGGCGACGGGGAATGCCTTAGAAGGAACGGCGAGCCGCCGCAATGATGCCACGCTGATGCTGGATGAAATCCGGGAGGTTGACGGCAGGGAGGCGGGGAATATCGCTTATATGCTGGCTAACGGGCAGGGCAAAGCCAGAGCCAGAACAGATGGTTCGGTAAGGGAAACCAACCGCTGGAATCTGTTGTTTCTGTCTACCGGGGAACTGTCACTGGTAGAGCATGCGGCAAGCGCCGGGGAACGTACGTATGCCGGGGTTGAGGTCAGAATGATCCAGATCCCAAGCGATTCGGGCAAGTATGGCGTGTTTGAAGAACTTCATGGCTTCAGTAGCGGGAAAACCCTGGCTGAGCATCTTGAGCAGCACGTAGCGCATTATCATGGTGCACCATTCCGCGACTGGCTGTATTGCCTGACCGCTGATCTGCCGGAACTGACCAGTCAGGCGAAAGCCTTATTGAAAGAGTATACCCGAAGGCTGACGCCGGAAAATGCCGGGAATCAGGTTGGCCGGGCTGTTACCCGTTTTGCTCTGGTTGCGATGGCCGGGGAGCTGGCCACAAAAGCGGGCATCACAGGATGGCCGGAGGGAGAGGCCTTTCGTGCCGCTCAAAGCTGTCTGGCTGCATGGATGGCTGACCGGGGCCATACAGCTAATCAGGAAGATAAAGCGGCACTTGAACAGGTTCGGGACTTCATGACGCGTAATCAGTTCAGTCGGTTTGCTGACTGGAATGACGACAGGAACCGGCCTGTTTCAATGATGGGATTCAGAAAAGTCGATAAAGGAGACAACGTGACAGAGCCGGTTGTGACGTTCTACGTTCTCCCGTCAGGCTGGAAGGAGATCTGTAAGGGATTTGACTCGCGTAAGGTGGCCAGGTTGTGTGTGGACGCGGGCTGGCTGAAACCCGGTGAAGATGGCCGGACGCAAAACAGCATTCGCCTGCCAGAAATAGGGCTTAAACGTGTGTACCAGTTCAATACACAGGTACTGGGAAGCGCTGAACCTGAGTGATTATCGCGTGAGTCTTATTTTTATGAGGTAACACTGGTAACAGAGGTAACACCCGTTACTGATGCGGTTCTTCAGTGTTACCAGTCAAAAATACTGACTGGTAACAGAGGTAACAAAAAATGGTGTGTTACCACGCGTTACCTCTTGATTTTGCTAACTGGTAACAGATTAAATCCTTTTAAATCAATAGCGTTACACGTGTTACCAGTGTTACACGTTCAGAACAAGAGGTAGGGATCCAAATCCCTTCTTCTGGCGGGCAACAGTATAGGGCACAGAACGATGAAGATGATGAGAATGTACTGCCCCACATGTCAGGCAGTAGCACGGATAGGTAAAACAAACAGGAAACACCCACAACTGTACGATGTGTACTGCTATTGCTCTAATGTGGAGTGCGGTCACTCGTTTGTGATGAATGTTGCTTTCTCCCATTCCGTTAGTCCAAGCGCGCTGAACGGGCAGGGAAGGGTTAAAGAGCTGATTGATGCAATTCCACCCGAGGAACGGGAAAAGGCTTTAAAGTTGCTGCTGGCTGCGCAAAAGAATGGGTAAAGTATGCGTCGGGAATGGCCGATCTGTTCCCGGAACCTGAACACAGGATTTCAGTTTATACGGTCATAAAATTATTATTTTTCAACTGGTTATCTTCTTCATGTTTCACAAACCTTCATAAAATCACACACCTAAAATTAATTATCCATTTAATATCATAGAGTTGCGTATTCAGGCCATAGATTCGACGGACAGTAAAACTGAAAAAAAATGAATTTCTTTTCATTCTTTTCAGTTCCTGTATCGCAGTACATCTCGAGGACTGGCACGGACTGGCGGTATCGTTTGTAAAAAATCCAGGCTGAAAATTTTTAGTGATATGAAAACCGCAGGCGGGTGCGGTGTAGTGCCGTTTTGGTCTGTCGAGCGTATATTTTCCCTTTTTCACGATTGCTGCATATCAAAACGAATGTGCAGATATCAGGCCGTGTCAAACCGTGAATCGTGGAGCCTAAATGCCCAAACTACGTTTGTAGACCTAGCTAGGGGAAGGTTTCCACATATACTGCTACCTATCTTCCAGTCGCTGGTGAGGATCAAGGTAAGCTAACTGGTGAACAAGAAAAGTACTTTCGTATCTTGCGTACTCGTTTTTTTTGATTAGTATGTACAGGTAGTAACTGGATGGTGAGAATTCGTCATAACTTATCAAATTGCATGATGTTTATAGAGTATGAGTAATGAGTCATAATAAAAAGGAATATGCTAAATTTTTCCGTCGCCCCATTTTTTCATCCTTAGCAAAAGGTAAGGATATTTCGGATTTATTTGGGAGTTTTGATTCTTACTGCTATGAAACACTGTTTTCAAACAATGATAATAATGAACATGAGATTTCACTAAGGGATTTATTTACATCATTATATGATTTTTTGCGTCTGAATTATAGAAATGAATATGTTTATAAGACAGCACTTGTCAATAAAATAATATTCGGTAAGCACAGCCCAAAAACAAGTTCGTCGTCCATAGAGTTACCAATTAAAAACTCTATAGTGGATGTTGCGGTGTTTAATGGTACGTCTACAGCTTACGAGATTAAGACAGAGTATGATTCACCAAAAAGGTTGATTACTCAAGCCCCTGATTATTTGGATGTTTTTGATAAAGTGTATATAGTTACACATCCAGAGTATGCAAGTAAATATTGTGCTTTAAATCTCCCCAGAGTGGGAGTTATGGTTTTGAATAAAAAAGATCAATTGAGTGTCATTAAGGAGGCAGATTCAAATATTGATTATATTAAAAGTGACAGCTTGTTTTCAGTTCTTAGAAAGGAAGAGTTCTTAGCTATAATAGAAGATTACACTTCAACTAAAATAAATATGCCTAATGGATTGGTTTATGAATATTGTAAAGAGATATTCATGCAGATGCCATTAAACATAGCAAATAAATACTTTATCTCTGCTATGAAAAAAAGATGTAACGACAAAGTTTTTTTGGATTATATTTATTCTCTTCCAGCATGTTTACGTGTTTTAGGTTATGCAACACCATTATCAAGAAAGCAAAAAGAATTCATCATGAATTTGATGGATGTAAAAATTAAAATTTGTTGATATCCTCAGGAGTTGTAAGTTATGTATAGCCCATATTTGTATGCGAGAAGTACAGAGTTATTATGCCTTAGGGACCTCGTTGCGAAGGGAGTTAGCCTAAATGGTCTGCTACCAATTTTAGAACCAATTAACGTCAATACGAGAAATTTATTAACATGTTTAAATGTTTGGAATTCTGACATAATTGTTATCCTTAATCCTTATCAGGAAGATTTTTCTTCACACAATAACGTCTTAACTTTAAATCAAAATTTATCAAGTGTATTAACAAATAAAAACAATATCATCTCTGGATATCTTATTCAGCCCAATACAACGATTAATGATATTAATAATTGGTTGAATGCTAACTTAAATAGACGAGTTGCACTTCTATATGATAATCCATCATTATCCAACTCTGATATTCAGTTGTTGGCGACAAATCAATTGATTAGTTATCATGTTGTTTTAAATAATAAAATGCTTCCTAATCAGTGCGCTCTTCTTCCTTTGTCGAAGTTAATTATTATTAGCGATAACTTTAGAAAGTTAGCAAAAAATGCTGATTATAATGGGCCGGAACTTTTCACGCACGCACATCAATTCGTGGGACAAAATTACTTAGGATTTGGCGATTATACAATTACTGGCCAGGTACTAGATCTTGGAGGTGGTCAACCTTCTGCTGTTGCCGCACATTTGGTGTTCAAGAATTTACAAGCGAATACAGTTTGGATTCGTCATTTTGTATCAAGCAACACGCAACGAGGAAGTTCAAATGTTACTGCAAAATTTTTAGATGTTTCAGATCAAATTACAAATCTTGTTCCCCAACATCCAACCCAGTTTGGCAGCAACATTGGTCTTAACTATTATTATTACAATAGTCAACCAACTGTAAGGCATTTCCCTGGGTTGCCAAAAAACAAACAGTATCAAATTACTCACCATATTTGTTTCATGCTGGATTTAATAGCAGGTCGTATTTAATAAGCTAGCGTACCATTCCATCATTACTTGTCGATCTTTAATATATTGCGCATGATTGTAAGTACCTCGAATAGAGTTCTTATCAACATGCGCAAGCTGCATTTCAATCCAGGCACTTTCAAACCCATGCTCATGCAAGATGGTGCTCATGGTATGCCTGAAACCGTGACCCGTTAACCGACCGTGATAACCCAGTAGTTTTATCACTTTGTTGATGCTGGCTTCGCTCATTGGTTTCCTGACGTCATTTCGGCCAGGGAAAACGAGGCTGTAATTCCCTGTTATTTCTTGCAGCTTTTTCAGGATATTGATCGCCTGAGTTGATAACGGAACCAGATGGGGGCGGCGTTTCTTCATCCGTTCTTTGGGGATCTCCCATAAGGCATTATCTAAATCAAACTCAGCCCATTCCGCTGCACGTAGTTCAATTGTTCGCACGCCTGTTAGCATCAACAGCTGCGTGGCGTATTTGGTAACTAAACTGCCCTGATAGTTATCCAGAGCATTAACGAACTCGGGCAACTCGCTTTCAGTCAGGAACGGGAAGTGTTGGGTTTTAGGTTTGTTGAGTGCGATAGCTAAATCGGGTGCAAAATTATACTTTGCTCTACCAGTGGCAACAGCATAACGAAGCACTTCACCACAGCGGCGGCGGATCTTACTGGTTTGCTCTAGCGCACCTCTTTTCTCTATTTTTTGCAGGACGGTTAGCAGTTCTAATGGTTCAATCTGCTCAATTGGGCGCTGGCCGATAAAAGGAAAAATATCCTTTTCCATACAATTGAGAACCTCTTTTGCATAACCCTCTGACCAGGTGGCTTTTTTCGATGAGTGCCATTCTCTGGCCACAGACTCAAAGCTGTTCTCATGCGCGAACTGCAAAGCAATCTTATCTGCTTTTCTGGCTTCACTTGGGTTTATCCCTTTGGCTAACATCGAACGCGCTTCATCACGTTTGGTACGTGCCTGTGCCAACGACACATCGCCATATACGCCAAAGGAAATCATCTTAGGCTTACCTGCAAAGCGATAGCGAAAACGCCAGCCTTTACTGCCCGCTGTGTCGATCAGGAGTGATAGCCCCATACCATCGTTAAGCGTATAGGGTTTGTCCTTCGGTTTTGCTCTTTTTATTTGGATGTCAGATAGCAGCATGTGTATAGAAAAAAGATCGAACTCAGTTATACACAATGTTATACGCAAAGATGTATAGATTCCATTAGAAATAATGGTACTTTGCTGGACGAGTATAAGGAGATGATATCAGTTAAAACAGTGAGTTATGGAATTAATTGGACTTAGTGAGAAGTGTTCATGGTGTCCCCTGCAGACATCTACTTGAGGCAGCAGGGGATTGATTGGAATGGTATTTTTTAGATGTGAAAAATATTTTACCCGCTATTTTACCCATTAGCGCGGCTTAAGAGCTTATTTTTGAATTCACAATGGTCACGATATAACCATCTTGCTCGTCCGTGGATAACTTTGGCTTTTGGCAGGTCGCCGGACTTAATCCGGTCATAGATGAAGGTTTTACCGAAGCCAGTATCAGCCATGATGAATTTCAAATCAACCAGTGAATCAGGTTGTAGTTCGTGTTGCATGAGTGCTATCTCCGAATAGGGAATCGAACCTGCAAATCAGGCAATAAAAAACCGCCATCAGACGGCTTGGTGTTCTTTCAGTTCTTCAATTCGAATATTGGTTACGTCTGCATGTGCTATCTGCGCCCATATCATCCAGTGGTCGTAGCAGTCGTTGATGTTCTCCGCTTCGATAACTCTGTTGAATGGCTCTCCATTCCATTCACCTGTGACTCGGAAGTGCATTTATCATCTCCATAAAACAAAACTCGCCGTAGCGAGTTCAGATAAAAGAAATCCCCGCGAGTGCGAGGATAGTTACTTGTTCATATTATTAATCGTCAATGTATTTTGAGCATTGTGGGCAATCATCTATCCCACAATACGATTCATATGCATCCTTTATTGCGTCGCGGGCTTCAGTAAGAGTATTGAATAAGTTGCAGCTATTATCTTTTTGATATAGGTAAGTTCCTAATTTATAAGCAGAAGAAGCATCATTTCCGCTGTCTAAAATTACATCGTTATGGATTCTGCACCTTGCAAGAACTCCTGATCCCATAAGGGTCTGCATAGCCCATTGCTCTTGATCTTCACACAAATCATGAATGCTCATTTCAACACCTCTCTTCACGTTTCACACACGTTAAGATTAACAGTGTTTTTACATGCTTTGGAAGATTTATTTTATAAAAACTCTTTTAATACAAATAGATATAATAGTTCACTATTATAGCTCCTTTAATCGAGGCGGTTCTGGTAGAGGCATCCAGTGGGTTACACCGCCAATTGGCTCATCGTCGTCGTACTCCAATGCGGCTATATAGAACCCGTCACGACGAGAATAAGAAATCCCGGACATTACAATGCCATCCGAAACAACAATAATGTCACCCGTTTCTTTCGGCATTCGCTCACTACAGCTTATCCAACCATCCGGAGTTACCGGAGAGTTGCCATTTACATCGAAGTTTGGCTCTGCGTCCTGAACCAGGAGGATGTAACCATTCTTGGCAGTATCAAGTTCTAACGCCTCGGTGACGGTACCGAAATAGCGATTACCTAAATCAGCATCACAAGTGCTTACATCAATGGAAACTTCCATCCCTTCGATTAATTCTGGCAAGTTGTAAGTTTGGCTTACGGGTTCGGCTTCCAGTTCTGCAATGCGCTTTTTTGCTGCTTCCAGTTCATCCAGTAATTCCAGCACGGTAGCCGGATTAGCCTTGGAAACAAAATCCCGGACTGGCTTACAATCAATCTCCGCAATGGGTTGATACGATGTGTAGCCATGCTGTCTTGTATAACTACCGTGACGAATAACGAAAAAATCACCATTTATTTTTTTAGCCTGCCACTTATCTTCACCGGCTTTCTCTGCCGCTTCACGCAGTGCCTGATAGTCAATCTTGTTCATGTCACATCACCCTGAATCCGTTGCATTTACGTAAGAAATCGCAGATATAGCCCTTCATTTTTTCATGCCAATCTCGATCATTCCCATTGCACCAACCATCAGGTGGAGTCCAGTTTTCTATCAGAGCAGCCATTTTCTTTGCTTTCGCCGGAGTAGCTGTTGCGGTATCGCAGTAATGACGAGTGTCAACCAACGCATCCATACCATCGATATCAAGTACGCAAAACCATGTGTGATTCGGAATTCCTACAGGTGGTATTTGTTGCCCACGTCGACGTTTATCAATAAGATATACACTCACTGCTTGCCTCCTTTGCGCCACATCGCATTCAGATATTTGTTTTGATTCACTGATGGAAAAGAATTTCTCTTAAGCAATTCCTCTCTCGATGGCATTGGCTTTACGCGTTGGCGAATAATCATTTCTGCCGGAAGAATGCCGGGATTGTATGCAAGTCCTCTCATGGTAAATTCCTCAGTCATTACTGATAGCGCCATAGCGTGAGCGGTAATTACGCAGGCGCGGGTCAATTTCAGGGAAGTGGGTATATGTGGCTTTGCGGAATGGTCGGATTGATGTCTGGTAAATTCGCTCGCGTTCTTCTTTCTCTGCAAGCCATATACAGTGGCGAAATTCCTTTTCCTCTTTCGTTTCCTGTGGTAGCGACATTATCAGGTCGTAGTTTTTTCTGAATTTATCCAGCACCTCCGATACGGAATTGCCGGAACAGCGGCGCGGGTCATCCGCACCATACTGAGGCGCTGGCATGGTTTTCTCCTGTTGATTATTTAGCTAACTTTTTCCAGATCGCTGAAACGTATTTGGCTTGGTGAATGGCATCATCAAGAGCGTTGTGGCGAGTTCCTTTGAATGGCATATCTCGCTTAGGGTCGAATCCTATTACCTTTCCAAGCTCGACGATTGTTCTTACGTCGCGGTCATTCCACCACTGCCATGGAACTGGCTGCCCTGTCAGCGAATAACTGTTTCGGAGAATAACGCAGTCAAATGATGCTCCATTCCCCCAAACCTGAACGAATTTGTGGTTAGCGTTCTTTATGATGAATTCAGATAACCATGAAAGAGCCGTTGAAAGCTCCTGAGTGTTGCTGGTTAGCGATTTTCTGGCTTCTTCACTCTGTTCCATCCACCATAAAATCGTTGAAGCGTCAGGACGCGCTCGATATCGCATTGATGACTCAAGTGAGATATTTACCGAGAACTCTTCTCCTGTTTCTCCGATATTCGGGTCAAAGAATACCGCCCCAATAGAAATAACTGGCGCGTATGGCCCGTTGCCCATTGTTTCAAGGTCAACCATCTAGTGATTCATGTAAGTCCTTAAATTGCGTGAATAGCGTGACGAGGGAAAGGGAGAGTTACTGGTGCAAAGGGGATATCGTCGTCAAAATCCATAGGTGGTTCGCTGTGATTCCCTTGCTGCTGAGGCTGCTGTTTTTGTTGCTGACCGTTATTTCGCTGAGGTGAAGACTGTTCATTGCCTCCTTGCTTGCCACCAAGCATTTGCATGGTTCCACCAACGCCCACGATGACTTCGGTAGTGAACCTATCCTGTCCGCTTTGATCCTGCCATTTTCTTGTCCGCAATTTGCCTTCAAGATAAACCTCAGAGCCTTTTCGCAGATATTCGCTGGCAATTTCTGCCAGTTTCCCGCTCATTACCACACGGTGCCACTCCGTCTGCTCCTTTTGCTCTCCAGTTTGCTTATCACGCCATTGTTCTGACGTAGCAACTGTAAGGTTTGCAAATGCCGTTCCTGATGGTGAATATCTGATTTCTGGATCATGCCCAAGGCGACCAATAATGATCACCTTATTTACGCCTCTGCTTGCCATTTATGCCGCCTGTTTTAGTTCGTTAACTCTGATGTTCATTACCTGAACGCATTTAGCCTGCGCCTCCTCGTTGCCAGCCATTAATTGCCAGTCACGCTGATAACGCTCGATGAGTTTTTTCTTGTCAGTTTCTGTCGCTGCATAATCGCTGAAGTCTTTCAGGATTTGTTCGCAGTCAACCGATGGAGATTTCTGGTTGGTATTTTCTGGTGATGGTTTGTTATCTGATGCTGGGATTGCCCATCCCGGAAGTGATGGAGGGAGCCAGTAAAATCCTGTTCCATCCTTCAGTTTTGCCCTGTGCCACCCCTGCTTTTTATCGAGAGATGTTTGTGCGAAACCTTCCTCAAGGTTATACAGATACCTACCGATTCCCCACTGAACGGCAGCGCGCTTCATTGCACCGGAACGACCACCTTTGACGGCTTCTACCTGCGTGTTTTCAGCAGCATCCCATTTGGTTACCCATTCGGAATCAATCTTTATCGATATGCCGCATTCAACGCCGCCGTTGTTGGGAATATCGCGGTATTCATTGCGCCATCCTGCTTTGCCGCAAACATCGTCCAGGCGTTTCATGATTGCCCGGTTCGTGACATAAGCCAGCACCATAGCCCACACTTTGCCATCGCGTGTTTTACCGCTTTGCTGTATTCGCCATTCGATATCTTCAGGGCTGAATGGCTCATCGAATTTATTCAAATCCATAATTCACCTCAGAATGGACATGGCCCAAGGAAATAACGCTGATTTAATACTTCAGTCTTTGCCGCATTTAAAAATACGCGAACACCTTCACGATCTCCCTTCTGGCGATACATTAACGCCTGCTGCGTGTACATGCGTCTCTGTAACTTGCTCTCCTTCACTGTGGTTGCAAGTGACATGAATATCTCCTTCGTTACCGATTAATTCTTTCATCTGACGAATGAATTCTTCGTCTGACCAGTTATCTGTAAAACTCATTTCCTGCGATACCACGGAAGATTGATAGCTGATTTCATCGCTTTATTTGCTTCAAGCCACATTTTTGAATCACCAATAAATCTGGCTATTACTGCTTTGTTCTGTGCAGCACGAAGCATCTGGTGATTGATGGCTATTTCATTGCGCATAATAAGACCTCAAATCTTTTCCATCCGTCACGTAATTTACGGGTGATTCGTTCAAGTAAAGATTCATTTAATTGGAAGGCACCCATGCGAGCGCCTCCCGCGATTGCGTAAATCATGGGTGGTTCCTTATGTTGGTTTTATTAGTAGGTTATTTTTGTTGCGAATACTTCGCCTTTTACGATGGCTGTTATGATATTTTTAGCAACATCTTCGATGCGCCAACCTTGATAAGGTCAGCAAGTATTTTGTTATTTACTTCTTTCCGGTGAGCTTTATCCTTTGCTCTACGCTCTTCTTCGTCCTTGATTCTTTTTTCTTCTGCTATTCTGGCTTGCTCTTTTGCTTCAGCCTCGCGCCGGATTCGTTCTGCCTCCTCCTGTGCTTTACGGCGTTCTGCTTCAATTGCCGCATGCTTTTCTCTTTCAGCTCGTTCTGCTGCCTCTTTTGCTTCGCGCTGTGCTCGTTGCTCGGCTTCAATGCGTTCACGCTCTGCACGTTCCGCTGCGGCCTTAGCTTCTGCTTCTCGCCTTGCTGCTGCTTCAATTTCGGCTTTTGCCTTTGCTTCGGCTTCAGCTCTGGCTTTCTCTTCAGCTTCTCTTTTTAAGCGTTCTTCATGCTCTCGCTTTTCCTGCTCAGCTTTGAGTCTTGCCTCTTCTCTTTGGCGGTCAAATTCGCGATCCATCAAAATCGCTATTTCATGGTCAGACTCAATTTGCTTTGCGAGAGCTTCAGCTGCTGCCTTAGCTTCTTCTTCGGCTTTAATCCGCGCCTGTTCTTCCTCATAATCAGTAAGAGGCTGGCGCGCCTTGGCTTTCAGTTCATCAAGGCGATCGCGCACTGTCTTGCGGTTAGCATCAATTAGCTTTGGAATTTCCTTCAGTTCAGCAACAAGGTCTTTGCCAAGACCATCGAGATATGTTTTCGTCTGCGCAACTTTATACGCCAGAGAAGCGATCTCCTTTCTGCCCTTTGCCGTTGTGATATCAGGCACAAAGGACATAACTTCACGTTCAACCTTTTGAAGGATTTCTTCAATCTGGTCGGCAGACTGAAATACAGTCATTGCATTTGCTTTTTCAATAACAACTAAATCTGTTACTTCACTCATATATCCTCCGTCAAAAAAATTGCCCTCACACTGGAGGGCAAAGAAGATTTCCAATAATCAGAACAAGTCGGCTCCTGTTTAGTTACGAGCGACATTGCTCCGTGTATTCACTCGTTGGAATGAATACACAGTGCTTATTCGCGAGCTTTGAGCATTGCGTCTGCAAACTTATATGCAGCGCTTGCTGCATAATTAACAGCTCCATCAGAATCATTATCGATAATCGATGGATTGCTAATCATTGCTTGCATAGCCTTTGCCGCGAAGTAATCACGTAATGTTGCATCACTTGCCATTTCTGGGCGTTTGATATCTGCTTCATAAAACTCGCACATCACTCACCTCCAAGAGCATTTGCAGCCTCTTTTGCTTTGTGAATCCATAGCAGAGCCATGTAGTACACAGCCTTTTCGTCGGATCCTGTGATATCTTGCTCTGCCATCCATTTTGTAAATTCAACTGCGTTCATATTCACCTCTGTTGTTTATGCCAAAAATAAAGGCCGACTATGCGGCCTTATCTACATTCCTGAACCAAACGCAGATCGGACCGTCTTCTGTATCGTGAATCGAACCAACAAACCATCCTTCTCCATCTGGCATGCTTGGCTCCCATCCACTGATGTTTGGATTCCCATCTTCAAAATACGAGTCAATTACCGTTTGATTGTTGTCGTTTTCCATTTCAACAATTGATGATTCAATGCCATGCTGCTTGCAGAAAGATCTGAACTCATCAGCTGAAATTACCTCTCTATCCCCAAACAGGTTGGCGTATTCTGGGTGCGTCCAGTAGCCATCCTCGCTTCGCTCTACTACTAATGCTTCCATATATCACCTCAAATAAGTGGTTTGCTGCCTAATTTCATTTTCTGGCGACCAACACAAGTCACACCCATTTCACTGCGTGGCTTGCGGTAGTAAATACGGTTCTGTTTACGCTCGACTTCTTCTGCCTTCTTGCAGCGAAGGCTTCCGAGTGATGCTGCTTTATCTGCTCTGACGCAACCAGAGAGCTTTAGCTCAATTTTTCGCGCCAGTCGCTGCTCTTGCATTGCCTGTTCACGTTGAGCCTGTCTGCGTGCTCTGCGGCGATTTCTGGCGTTATCGTCAGCCAGATATGTAATGACTACTGTCATGTTGACCTCCGGGTAGGTGCACATCCTTGTGTGTCGATGATTATTTGTTTTTGCGTTCCCACATCCAGTCATCTACTTCAGACCAGATAGTGAAACCGAAGCAGATGGCGAATGTGGTAACTAAACCACCGAGAATTGGGTTGGTCATGATGTCTAACATTTTCTGTTCCTCAGATGATTAGCTTTGGTGGTGTGGTGGCTGGTAGTCTAGCTCCAGCTTGTTGAGTCTCATTCGGAGGGGTATAACCGGCACCCCAGCGATTTTTCCATGCGACAACGTGCGCGTTATGGCGGCCTTATCGCCCGCGGCTCCCCATCTCGTCCACGCTATTGCTAGCGTTGGGAGCGCTTCACCGCTCAACAGTAGGTAAGCACTTGCCAGTGACTAGCTGGCTTCACCACACCCCAAAGCCAACTACTCTTTGGTTCCCGCATTTCGGCGGGACAATCCCATCAATGTTAAAGAGCCTGCCAATCTGTTCCGTTTGGCTTCCGCGTCCTGCTGATGGCTTAAATTTAAGATCTCTTTAATTAATGGTCAAGAGTATTTTTGAAGAAAACTTAAATTTTCTTTCGTAACTTAAGTTTGGCTTTGATTTTTAAAGGAAATAAAAAAAGGGGCGAATGCCCCCTTATGGAAGGTTTGCTAGTTTTGCATCGACAACTACGCCGATGATTTTGCAGTTTCCGTTGATCTCGATCATCGGATATTGTGGGTTAAGTGGTTTTAGAAACTTCCTGCCTGCATCAATAACTAACTTCTTGAAAGTTGCCTCGTTTTCTCCTTCGAGCTTTGCAACTACCAGTTTCCCGTTACGCGGCTCTACTTCAGGATCGACGAGTATTATCATTCCTTCAGGGATACTGAGACCGGCCGGAGCCGTCATTGAGTCTCCCTTCACGTCCAACCAAAACGAATCTTCTGAACAGTCTACGGTTGTATCGTACCAGTTATCTATTGCACGCTTATGATATGGTTCTACAGCTTCCATCCAGCATCCTGCGCTCACCCAGCTAATCAGAGGGTATGACCCTCTTGGATCATGCCTACTGTGATAGGCAATGTTTGAAAGACTTTCCTCTCCTTTCATCAGATAGTCAGGGGAACACTTCAACGCATTAGCCAGGGCGAGAAGATTCTCTCCATTTGGCTCTGTCTCAGAGCGTTCCCACTGAGATATGGCAACATTAGACACGCCGACCATCTTTCCAAGTGCGGCCTGCCTGATCTTGAGTTCTTTTCTCCGAGCGCGAATGCGCTCTCCCATCAATTGAGTTTTCATAGTTAAGACATCTTAAATAAACTTGACTTAAGATTCCTTTAGTGGATAATTTAAGTGTTCTTTAATTTCGGAGCGAGTCTATGTACAAGAAAGATGTTATCGACCACTTCGGAACCCAGCGTGCTGTAGCTAAAGCGTTAGGCATTAGCGACGCAGCAGTCTCTCAGTGGAAGGAAGTCATCCCAGAGAAAGACGCCTATCGACTGGAAGTCGTTACAGCTGGCGCCCTGAAGTATCAAGAAAGCGCTTACCGCAAAGCGGCATAAGCAAATTGCTCTTTAACAGTCATGGTACTCATTCCCGCCGAAATGCGGGAATACAACGCGCATAAGTTGATGCGCATAACTTCTTATTTGTTAAGGAAATACTTACATATGGTTCGTGCAAACAAACGCAACGAGGCTCTACGAATCGAGAGTGCGTTGCTTAACAAAATCGCAATGCTTGGAACTGAGAAGACAGCGGAAGCTGTGGGAGTTGATAAGTCGCAGATCAGCAGGTGGAAGAGGGACTGGATTCCAAAGTTCTCAATGCTGCTTGCTGTTCTTGAATGGGGTGTTGTCGACGACGACATGGCTCGATTGGCACGACAAGTTGCTTCGATTCTCACCAATAAAAAACGCCCGGCGGCAACCGAGCGTTCTGATCAAATACAAATGGAATTTTAACAACATCCAACGAGGTAATTATATGCGAAACAAAGGCTTTAATCCACCTGATACACACAAAGAAGCTAAGCGTTTGCGCTTCCTTCGTTCCATTGATGAAAGAACTCAAATCTCTTTTGTGAAAGTTGCCAGAACTGAGCTTCTGAAGGCTGAGGCGAGGGCGTTGCTCCCGTCTCTACCAAAAGAGGAGGGATATACGTTCATTCCAAACGCATTTCTGGAAAAGCTTCTCAAAGAAGACATATCCGTAAGTCAGTTTAACGATGTTCTTAAGGTCTTTCGTCAAGGCAGGTAGTTATGAGCAATACAGCAAAAATCTACGATTTCAGCGCCGCACACGAGCGCAGGAGCAACAGGATGGAGAACCAGAAAACTGGTTACATTCCGTTGTACCGGAGCATTCTGAAACAGTCATGGGCGAAAGATGTTTATCTTCGCACCCTGTGGGAAAACCTTCTCCTGAATGCCGCCAGAAAGCCATACAAAGCGAATTTCAAAGGTCATGAATGGCATCTGCAACCCGGTCAACTGGTTGTGACAGCAGCTGATTTAGGTCTTCAGTTATGCGACAGACATGGCAAGCCAGCAAGCCGTGATCAGGTTGAGAGGATGCTTCAGGTTTTTGTGAAAGAGGGGATGATCTCCATTGATGGAGAGAAGAAAAAAGGTCGTGTGATCACCATCACAAATTACCATGAATACGCTCAAAAAATGGACAACTCACCCGCACATGAAGCCGCACAAACAACCGCACATGATGCCGCACATGATGAAGCCAGTAATGGCGCGGCTTTCAGCGTACATGCCGCACATGAAAGCGCACATGAAGCCGCACAAACAACCGCACATCATGAACAAGAAGGTATTAACAAGAATATAAATAATACCCCCTTACCCCCTAACGTGGGAGGCGATGGGCAGGTTAAACCTGAACGTCGCAAGGCAGAACGAATCGACTACGAATCCTTCCTGAACGCCTACAACACCGAAGTCGGTGACAGACTGCCACACGCTGTTGCGGTCAACGAGAAACGCAAACGCCGCCTGAAGAAAATCATCCCGCAACTGAAAACGCCAAACGTGGACGGTTTCAGAGCGTATGTCAGGGCGTTTGTGCATCAGGCCAAGCCGTTTTACTTCGGAGACAACGACACTGGCTGGACGGCAGATTTTGATTACTTGCTGAGAGAAGATTCGTTAACTGGAGTACGGGAAGGGAAGTTTGCAGACAGGGGGATTGCATGAGACAGGATATCGAAGCGAGCGTTATCGGTGGCTTGCTGATTGGTGGATTAACACCAACCGCCAGCGACGTTCTGGCAACGCTGGAGCCGGAAGCGTTTTCAATTCCGCTCTACCGGAAAGCCTTCGAGGTTATCCGCAAGCAGGCGCGAAACAGAAACCTAATCGACGCGCTGATGGTTGCCGAGGCGTGCGGAGAGGAGCATTTCACGTCAATCCTGATGACCAGCAAAAACTGCCCGAGTGCCGCAAACCTGAAGGGATATGCCGGAATGGTCGCGGATAACTATCACCGCCGTCTGGTGCTGGAAATCATGGATGAAATGCGTGAACCAATTCAGAGCGGAACCATCGACGCATCGAGTCAGGCGATGGATGAACTTGTAAAGCGTCTTTCGGCCATCAGAAAGCCCCGTGACGAGGTTAAACCTGTACGGTTAGGGGAAATCATTACTGACTACACTGACACGCTTGACAGGCGTCTGAGGAACGGAGAAGAGTCCGATACCCTGAAGACCGGAATCGAAGAACTTGATGCCATCACCGGAGGGATGAACGCGGAAGACCTGGTGATAATCGCTGCTCGTCCTGGTATGGGGAAAACCGAACTGGCGCTGAAGATTGCCGAAGGCGTTGCAAGCCGCGTTATTCCTGGTTCTGACGTCCGGCGCGGGGTATTGATTTTCTCAATGGAAATGAGCGCATTGCAGATTGCAGAGCGAAGCATTGCCAACGCCGGGAGGATGTCGGTTAGCGTACTGCGAAATCCTGCATCGATGGATGACGAAGGCTGGGCGCGTGTTGCTAACGGCATGAGTCAGCTTGCAGATTTGGATGTATGGGTAGTCGATGCCTCGCGGTTATCGGTCGAAGAAATACGCTCAATCGCAGAACGGCACAAACAGGAAAATCCAAACCTGTCACTCATCATGGTGGATTATCTTGGCCTGATTGAGAAGCCGAAAGCAGACCGCAACGACCTCGCAATTGCTCACATCTCAGGAAGCCTTAAGGCGATGGCGAAAGACCTGAAAACGCCTGTTATCTCCCTAAGTCAGCTTTCGCGCGATGTTGAGAAGCGACCAAACAAACGCCCGACAAACGCAGATTTGCGTGATTCAGGAAGCATTGAACAGGACGCAGACTCAATCATCATGCTCTATAGGGAAGCGGTATATGACGAGAACAGTAGCGCCGCGCCATTTGCTGAAATCATCGTGACGAAAAACCGTTTTGGCTCGCTTGGTACGGTTTACCAGCGGTTCTGCAACGGACACTTTGTTGCATGTGACCAGGATGAAGCCAGACAGATTTGCACAGCATCAAATGCACCCGCTGCACGTGGCAGGCGATATGCACAAGGGGCTGACGTATGACCATCTACATCACCGAGCTAATAACAGGCCTGCTGGTAATCGCAGGTCTTTTTATTTGGGGGAGAGGGAAGTGTGGCTGACTGGCAAATTCCAATCATCATTCTTGCCGGAGCTTCGCTGGTTGCTGGCTTTATCCTGCTGAAAAAGCATAAAGACCGTGATCAAAAAGTCGAAGTTCTCTATGGGTATCCAGCGAACAGCACAACATGGCTGACCATTTACCACTACCGAAAATCAGGCCGCTGGGTATTCGAATGGGATGATCTGTTCGCTGAAAAGCGAACAAAGTCATGGGGAGACATCAGCGAATGCATGATGTTTGAAGAAAGAAAATCCGGCGCAACCCGAGAAGAGTTTAACGAAGCGTGGAGGCGATTAAGTGAGCGAGGGTATCAATGAGCAGAATTAAATCTGGTTATCCAGGGAATGGGGAATACCCGAAGCCATATTTACCTGTAACAGTGACCACTCAATCTAAGCATCCACATCATTTCAAGCATAGTGGTACAGCTTATTGGAGTGGCAAGCGGTGGATAGGTATTGATGGGTTCAAAATTGGGTATGCAAAGGTAATTAAATGGGAATTTAACATCGCACACTGGAGTTCATCCCATGAGGAAACTAACGTTTGAACTAAGAAGCCCCATCCATCAGCAGAACGCCATTCAAGCCATCCAGCAAATCCTTCCAGACCCAACCAAGCCAATCGTAGTAACCATTCAGGAGCGCAACCGCAGCTTAGACCAAAATCGGAAGCTTTGGGCTTGCCTTGGTGACGTTTCGCGTCAGGTTGAATGGCATGGTCGCTGGCTGGATGCAGAAAGCTGGAAGTGTGTGTTTACCGCAGCATTAAAGCAGCAGGACGTTGTTCCTAACCTTGCCGGGAATGGCTTTGTGGTAATAGGCCAGTCAACCAGCAGGATGCGTGTAAGCGAATTTGCGGAGCTATTAGAGCTTATACAGGCATTCGGTACAGAGCGTGGCGTTAAGTGGTCAGACGAAGCGCGACTGGCTCTCGAATGGAAAGCGCGATGGGGAGATCGGGCTGCATGATGCGATGTTATCGGTGCGGTGAATGCAAAGAAGATAACCGCTTCCGACCAAATCAACCTTACTGGAATCGATGGTGTCTCCGGTGTGAAAGAACACCAACAGGAGTTTTACCACTACCGCAGGAAAAGGAGGACGTGTGGCGAGACAGCGACGAAGTATTACTCAAATAGCGTTAGACAACCTGATTTTTACTCCTACCAAACGCACCAAATCCCGCAAGAAACCAATCCCCACAGAAAGCCAGGTAAAGACATTCGATTATGTCTACGGGCTGTTACAGGCCAAATGGAACCGCATGAGGAAAACAAGGTGATTGACCCAAATCGAAGTTACGAACAACAAAGCGTCGAGCGAGCTTTAACGTGCGCTAATTGCGGTCAAAAGCTGCATTTTCTGGAAGTTCACGTGTGTGAGCACTGCTGCGCAGAGCTGATGAGCGATCCGAATAGCTCAATGTACGAGGAAGAAGACGATGAGTGATGTAAAAGAAAAAGATATCCCCGGCTTTGAGGGTATATATAAAGTAACTGAAAATGGAGACATCATTTCATGCCGTAAATCAAAAAAATTATCTCATGGTATTAAACCAGGAGGATATGCATTTGTCGGTCTGTATCCAGGTGGCGGGAAAAGACCATCATATAAAATGGTTCACAGAATTGTTGCAGAAGTATTTATTGATAACCCAGATGGAAAACCGGAAGTTAATCATAAGGATGGAAATAAACTTAATAATAAAGTTGAAAATCTTGAGTGGGTAACGCGAACAGAAAATGCGAAACATGGATTTGATTCCGGGTTGCTTGTTCATGGTTTTAATCATCACTTCTGCAAACTAACGCCAGAACAAGTGAAATCAATATATAAATCAAAAGGCAAATACAGAGATATAGCCAAAGAATTTGGTGTTTGTGCGCAGACAGTGTGCAACATAAAAAACAAATCAGCGTACCGACGTTTTTTGGAGGGGATTGATGTTTAGAAGCAAAAAATGGCTTCAGGCAGTCAGGGATATTGAATTTTGCGTTCTTTGCGGAAGATACGGAGTTCAGGCCGCTCACAGAAATGAAGGGAAGGGGGTTGGGATTAAAGTAGATGATTGCCTTACTGCTGCGCTATGTGTTGATTGTCATTCAAGAATTGATAATGGAAGAGATATGAGCAGGGAAGAGCGAAGGGCTGAAATGGATCGGGCCATTGTGCTTACCCTTAAAAAATTGGTTAACAATGGGAGGGTGTTTGTCCAATGAACGAATATCAGTTTGTGCTTCCATACCCGCCGTCGGTGAATACCTACTGGCGAAGACGGGGAAGCCAATACTACACCAGCGATAAAGGCCAGAAATACCGAAAAGACGTTCAGCAAATCATCCGCCAACTCAAGTTAGACATTTTCACCAAATCACGACTCCGCATCAAAGTCATCGCAGACGTTCCAGACTCCCGCCGCCGCGACCTCGATAACATCCTGAAAGGTTTACTCGATTCCCTTATCCACGCCGGATTTGCGGAAGACGACGAGCAATTCGATGACATTCGCGTAATTCGTGGTGTGAAAGTACCAGGCGGACGGATTGGAATAAAAATCACCGAACTGGAGAACGCATGAACGCCACAATTCAAACGATACCAGAGCTTCTTATCCAGACACGAGGCAATCAGACCGAAGTGGCGAGGATGCTTTCCTGTGCAAGAGGAACAGTGCTCAAGTACAACCGAGACAGCAAAGGCGAGCGTCATGTAATAGTTAACGGCGTCCTGATGGTCAAACAGGGCAAGAGGGGAAGACGATGAGACTCGAAAGCGTAGCTAAATTTCACTCGCCAAAAAGCCCGATGATGAGCGACTCACCACGGGCTACGGCTTCTGACTCTCTTTCCGGTACTGATGTGATGGCTGCTATGGGGATGGCGCAATCACAAGCCGGATTCGGAATGGCTGCATTCTGTGGTAAGCACGAACTCAGCCAGAACGACAAACAAAAGGCTATCAACTATCTGATGCAATTTGCACACAAGGTATCGGGGAAATACCGTGGCGTGGCAAAGCTTGAAGGAAATACTAAGGCAAAGGTACTGCAAGTGCTCGCAACATTCGCTTATGCGGATTATTGCCGTAGTGCCGCTACGCCGGGCGCAAGATGCAGAGATTGCCACGGTACAGGCCGTGCGGTTGATATAGCAAAAACGGAGCAGTGGGGGAGAGTTGTTGAGAAAGAGTGCGGAAGATGCAAAGGTGTCGGCTATTCAAGAATGCCAGCAAGCGCCGCATATCGCGCTGTAACGATGCTAATCCCAAACCTTACTCAACCCACCTGGTCACGCACTGTTAAGCCGCTGTATGACGCTCTGGTGGTGCAATGCCACAAGGAAGAGTCAATCGCAGACAATATCTTGAATGCGGTCACACGTTAGCAGCATGATTGCCACGGATGGCAACATATTAACGGCATGATATTGACTTTTTGAATAAAGTTGGGTAAATTTGACCCAACGATGGGTTAATTCGCTCGTTGTGGTAGTGAGATAAAAAGAGGCGGCGCTTACTACCGATTCCGCCTAGTTGGTCACTTCGACGTATCGTCTGGAACTCCAACCATCGCAGGCTGAGAGGTCTGCAAAATGCAATCCCGAAACAGTTCGCAGGTAATAGTTAGAGCCTGCATAACGGTTTCGGGATTTTTTATATCTGTGCAACAGGTAAGAGCATTCTCCCTTATGGGGCTTGGCTTAAATGCACCGAGTGCTCTTATCGTTGTGGCAGCACAACGATAGTTTTCGTCAGAGTTGGCGACTTTGCGGTTTTTTAGAAACTGACCACAAAGATAAATGCAAACGATGATGTTGTTCTGATGGCGGCGTAATAGCCTGTAAGTCAGCAAGGTCTTCCGACTCCTTGTAAACAAATTCGGCGCACTGGCCCGGTGTGATTAATAATGGGCACACAACAGGTAAGAGCATTGCGCGCCTGACGAGTCCATGAGGGACGAAACGCATTAGCGTCGCGCGGAGTATCCCCAGCCGGGGAATAACTGGATACCAGGGGAGACAACCCTAAGCGCATTTACGAGTGTGTTTAGGGCGTGGGTCGGCAATGACTCCCTGTGCAGCCGACATCTGGCCCGGCAACATACAGTGCTCTTTCCGTTGTGCTGAATTAAGCGAATACCGGAAGCAGAACCGGATCACCAAATGCGTACAGGCGTCATCGCCGCCCAGCAACAGCACAACCCAAACTGAGCCGTAGCCACTGGCTATCCTGAACTCATCAGTGATAGTTATGCTGCGGCCTTCTACGCATGACCTTCGTGAAAGCGGGTGGCAGGAGGTTGCGCTAACAACCCCCTGCCGTTTTGCCCGTGCATATCGGTCACGAACAAATCTGATTACTAAACACAGTAGCCTGGATTTGTTCTATCAGTAATCGACCTTATTCCTAATTAAATAGAGCAAATCCCCTTATTGGGGGTAAGACATGAAGATGCCAGAAAAACATGACCTGTTAGCCGCCATTCTCGCGGCAAAGGAACAAGGCATCGGGGCAATCCTTGCGTTTGCAATGGCGTACCTTCGCGGCAGATATAATGGCGGTGCGTTTACAAAAACAGTAATCGACGCAACGATGTGCGCCATTATCGCCTGGTTCATTCGTGACCTTCTCGACTTCGCCGGACTAAGTAGCAATCTCGCTTATATAACGAGCGTGTTCATCGGCTACATCGGCACTGACTCGATTGGTTCGCTTATCAAACGCTTCGCTGCTAAAAAAGCCGGAGTAGAAGATGGTGGAAATCAATAATCAACGTAAGGCGTTCCTCGATATGCTGGCGTGGTCAGAGGGAACTGATAACGGACGTCAGAAAACCAGAAATCATGGTTATGACGTCATTGTTGGCGGAGAGCTATTCACTGATTACTCCGATCACCCTCGCAAACTTGTCACGCTAAACCCCAAACTCAAATCAACAGCAGCCGGACGTTACCAGCTTCTTTCCCGTTGGTGGGATGCCTACCGCAAGCAGCTTGGCCTGAAAGACTTCTCTCCGAAAAGCCAGGACGCTGTGGCACTGCAACAGATTAAAGAACGTGGCGCTTTACCGATGATTGATCGCGGTGATATTCGTCAGGCTATCGACCGTTGCAGCAATATCTGGGCTTCACTGCCGGGGGCTGGTTATGGTCAGTTCGAGCATAAGGCTGACAGCCTGATTACAAAATTTAAAGAAGCGGGCGGAACGGTCAGAGAGATTGAGGTATGAGCAGAGTAACCGCGATTATCTCCGCTCTGGTTATCTGCATCATCGTTTGCCTGTCATGGGCTGTTAATCACTACCGTGATAACGCCATGACCTACAAAGAGCAGCGCGATAAGGCCACATCCACAATCGCTGACATGCAGAAGCGTCAACGTGATGTAGCAGAACTTGACGCCAGATACACAAAGGAGCTTGCTGATGCTAACGCGACTATCGAAAGTCTCCGTGCTGATGTTTCTGCTGGTCGTAAGCGCCTGCAAGTCTCCGCCACCTGTGCAAAGTCAACGACCGGAGCCAGCAGCATGGGCGATGGAGAAAGCCCAAGACTTACAGCAGATGCTGAACTCAATTATTACCGTCTCAGAAGTGGAATCGACAGGATAACCGCGCAGGTTAACTACCTGCAGGAATACATCAGGACGCAATGCCTTCGATGATAGCGATAATTTTACTCATCATCCTTCACATCTGGCTCTGTAGACAGGGTGATGATCACTTCTGGAGTGAATCCAGATTAAACATCTCATTGCTGATGCTTGATATTGAGCATCTGGCGCGCGGTAAGGGGCTGCGTTGAGATAAGAGCCAGTCATTACAAATACCAGGATTTAGCCTCGCATTTGCGGGGCTTTTTTACATCTGCAGTAAACCGCGCATCGCAGCGCGTAACAATCCCGAGTCTTTCAGAAAGCTGAGCCTGAGAATTGCCGTATATGGTGGCGACCATCTCGGGGACGGCTTTTCTGTGCGAACAGGCTCATCTTTCTAAAAGGTAAAGACGCAATGAACTACCCAACCGTTGTTAACGATATAGATTTCAGAGACCTAATTTTTGTAGCAAACAACGATCCGGTTACAGATTCTTTTATGGTGGCAAAAGCATTTGGAAAGCTGCCGAAGAACGTGGTTCGTGACATTGAACGAACCATAGAAGCTTGCCCTCCTGAGTTTGATACAAAGCTCAACTTTGAGCTTTGCTATAAAAACAATGAGTTACAGAATGGTAAGCCGCAAAAATTCTACCGTCTCCGCAAGGATGGGTTGATGCTTTTGGTTATGTCCTACACCAAAAAAGAAGCAATGCGTATCAAAATTGCTTACATCAACGCATTCAACTGGATGTACGCCATGCTTCAGGTTGGTCATCGTCAATTTGAAGAAGAGAGAAATGCCGTAATGCTGGAGTACATGAAAGAGAAGGATGTTGCCAGCATGTCAGGCCGCCTGCTTAATCGCTGGGGAAAAATTAAGAAGCCTCAGCTACTGGCGAGAATTGAACGCCTTGAACAGCACGGGCAAACCGTAATCCCCGGACTCACCAATTAACGGCAGTACAGCGAAACAACCCAAGCCAGAAAGTGGGGAAATAACACTGGCAGCCACTGAAAGATGAACCTCCTGCCTTATGGCAAAAAAGATTCTTTGTGGTGGCGGACTGATGGAAAGACATCGGTTATTGCAGAGGCCATTCAATGAGTGGTCTCGACAATGGCTTATACCCTACACGGGATAACTTAACTGATATCCCTTTTAACGGATAAACGGAGCCAACAATGGCAGAGATTATTCCCATGACTGAAGAACAGAAATTCCAGTTAGAGATTTACAAGCTGGTCATGAACCAGAACGCAGCCGCAGAAGAAGCATTTCAATTCATCGGCACTGACGAGTTGAAGCTTGAGCTATTCAAAATTCACTTCCAGTCAGGCGGCGCTAATTCAGATATCACGATCCGCACATTTGAAGCGGTGCGTAAATCGAAGGAAGCGTTAGACTTGTTCACCACCGGAGCATGATGCTCAACCTGAAATAACGATTAAGTGAGATGAATATGGCAGCACCAAAGGGCAACCGATTCTGGGAGGCCCGCAGTAGTCATGGGCGAAACCCTAAATTCGAATCGCCTGAGGCGCTGTGGGCTGCTTGTTGTGAATACTTCGAGTGGGCTGATGATAACCCGCTATGGGAGGGTAAGGTATTTTCATATCAGGGAGAAATAATTAAGGCTAATGTCCCTAAGATGCGAGCCATGACTATTTCAGGATTGTGTACCTTCCTTGATATCACCAGGCAAACATGGGGAACCTTCCGGTCAATGGAAGGTTTTTCTGACGTCACATCACGAGCGGAAGACATCATCTACGACCAGAAATTCTCTGGCGCAGCCGCTGACCTTCTCAACGCTAACATCATCGCCCGTGATTTGGGCCTCAAAGAGCAGTCGCAAGTTGAAGACGTGACACCTGATAAGGGAGATCGCGATAAGCGGCGCTCTCGTATCAAGGAGCTATTCAACCGTGGAACTGGACGCGATTCTTGATAACCTGAGCGACGAAGAGCAAATCGAGTTGCTCGAGCTACTCGAAGAAGAAGAGAACTACCGGAACACACACCTGCTATATGAATTTACGCCATACAGCAAACAGCGTGAGTTCATCGATGCCGGGCATGACTATCCAGAGCGCTGTTTTATGGCTGGTAACCAGCTTGGTAAGTCATTTACTGGGGCTGCTGAAGTCGCGTTTCACCTTACCGGGCGTTATCCGGGAACAAAAGGCTATCCGGCTGATGGTAAATATGGTGGGGAGTGGAAAGGTAAGCGTTTCTATGAGCCTGTTGTCTTCTGGATTGGCGGCGAGACAAACGAGACTGTAACCAAAACGACTCAACGCATCCTGTGTGGTCGTATCGAAGAGAATGATGAGCCAGGCTACGGTTCCATACCTAAAGAAGACATCATTAGCTGGAAGAAGTCTCCTTTCTTTCCGAACCTTGTTGATCATCTTCTGGTTAAGCATCACACGGCTGATGGCGTTGAAGATGGCATTTCAATCTGCTACTTCAAACCATACTCGCAAGGTCGCGCTCGCTGGCAGGGTGACACAATCCACGGCGTGTGGTTTGACGAAGAGCCACCATACAGCATTTATGGCGAAGGCCTTACCCGTACCAACAAATACGGGCAATTCTCAATTCTGACGTTTACCCCGCTGATGGGGATGTCTGACGTTGTTACCAAGTTCCTGAAGAATCCCAGCAAGTCGCAGAAAGTGGTCAACATGACCATCTATGACGCTGAGCACTACACCGACGAGCAGAAAGAGCAAATCATCGCATCCTATCCTGAGCATGAGAGAGAGGCGCGTGCTCGCGGTATTCCTACGATGGGTAGTGGTCGAATCTTCCAGATACCGGAAGAGACAATTAAGTGTCAGCCGTTCGAGTGTCCTGATCACTTCTACGTAATTGGCGGGATGGATTTCGGATGGGATCACCCACAGGCGCAGGTTCAGCTTTGGTGGGATAAGGACGCAGACACAATCTACGTTTCACGCGTGTGGAAGGCGAAAGAAAAAACAGCTGTTCAGGCATGGGGAGCCGTTAAATCATGGGCGCATAAAGTGCCAACCGCATGGCCTCATGACGGAAACCAGCATGAGAAGGGCGGCGGTGAGCAGCTCAAAGGGCAGTATGCCGACGCTGGTTTTATGATGTTGCAGGAGCATGCGACATGGCCTGATGGCGGTAACGCTGTGGAGCCTGGCATCACTGAATTGCGCGACATGATGCTCGATGGTCGCTTCAAAGTATTCAACAACTGTGAGCCATTCTTTGAGGAGTTCCGCCTCTATCACCGTGATGAAAACGGGAAAATCGTCAAGCTTAACGACGACGTTCTCTCAGCCGTTCGCTATGCATACATGATGCGCCGCTTCGCCAAAATGATGCGCGACATCAAAAAACCAAAAGAGAAAAAGATACCAGCCCCAATCAGGCCCATCGCACGGAGAACTTAAATGGCCGACGAAAACAGACTCAATTCCATTCTGTGTAAGTTTGACGCAGACTGGATGGCGAGCGATGAAGCCAGAACCGAGGCGACAAATGACCTGTATTTTAGCCGAGTGTCGCAATGGGATGACTGGCTATCAAACTACACCACCCTGCAATATCGCGGACAATTCGATGTTGTTCGCCCGGTGGTCAGGAAACTGGTCGCAGAGATGCGTCGGAACCCTATCGACGTTCTATTCAGACCCAAAGACGGCGCTAATCCTGATGCTGCCGATGTGTTGATGGGAATGTATCGTACTGATATGCGCCATAACACGGCAAAAATTGCCGTTAACGTTGGCGTTCGTGAGCAGATAGAGTCCGGCGTTGGTGCATGGCGTCTGGTCACCCAGTACGAAGACAACGACCCAACAAGCAACAATCAGGTAATCCGACGCCTGCCAATCCATGAAGCCTGCTCACACGTCATATGGGACGCCAACAGCAAGCAGATGGATAAGAGCGACGCTAAGCACTGCACGGTGATTAACGCCTTGTCGCGCAATGGCTGGAAAGAGTTCGCAGAGGATTACGGTATTGATCCGGACACCTTGCCATCTTTCCAGAATCCGAACGATACATGGCTGTTTCCGTGGGTATCGAATGATGTCGTCTACGTCGCTGAGTATTACGAGGTAGAAGAGAAGAAGGAGAAAGTCTTCATCTACCGCGACCCGCTGACAGGTGAGCCGGTCAGCTATTACCAGCAGGATATCAAAGACGTCATCGACGACCTGGCTAATCGTGGATTCATTAAGGTAGCAGAGCGCAAGGTGAAGCGTCGGCGCGTGTATAAGTCGATCATCACCTGCACGCAGATACTGAAAGACCGCGAGAAGATAGCCGGAGAGCATATTCCAATCGTTCCAGTGTATGGCGAATGGTCATTCGCTGGTGACAAGGAGTGCTACGAAGGAGTGGTAAGGCTGACGAAAGACGGTCAACGCCTTCGTAACATGATCATGTCGTTCAACGCCGATATTGTTGCTCGTTCACCGAAGAAGAAACCGACCTTCTTCCCTGAGCAAATCGAAGGCTACGAATACATGTACGGTGGAAATGATGACTATCCGTACTATTTGCAGAACAAGACCGATGAAAACGGCAACGACCTGCCGATTGGTCCAATCTCCTACATGGAAAACCCTGAAGTGCCGCAAGCCAACGCTTACATGCTTGAGGCTGCCACCAACGCAGTGAAAGAGGTGGCTAGTCTTGGCGTGGATGCGAAGGCGGCAAATGGTCAGGTCGCTTTCGATACCGTCAATCAACTGAACATGCGGGCAGACCTTGAGACATACGTGTTTCAGGATAACCTGGCTACCGCAATGCGACGTGATGGCGAGATTTATGCCTCAATGGTCAACGATATTTATGACGTTCCTCGCCATGTAACGCTGACTCTTGAAGACGGAAGCGAGAAAGACGTTCAACTCTACGCGCAAGTTGTAGATTACCAGTCCGGCAATGTGGTCACACTCAACGACATTCGCGGTCGCTATGAGTGCTATACAGACGTTGGACCATCCTTCCAGAGTATGAAGGAACAGAACCGCGCAGAGATTCAGGAGTTACTTACCAAGGTTCCGCAAGGTACTCCAGAGTTCCAGATGCTGATGCTGCAATACTTCACGCTGCTTGACGGTAAAGGCGTCGAGATGATGCGAGAGTACGCGAACAAGCAACTGGTGATGATGGGGCTGAAGAAACCAGAAACACCTGAAGAGATGGAGATGGTGCAGCAGGCACAACAACAGACGCAGCAGCCATCAGCAGAGCAAATTCAGGCGCAGGGTATCCTTCTGCAAGGTCAGGCTGAATTGCTCAAGGCAGAGAACCAACAGGCGCAGATTCAGGTTGAAGCTGCCAAGGTTGAAGCCCAAAACCAACTCAACGCCGCGAAGATTGCAGAAATCTTCAACAATATGGACCTCGACAAGCAGGCAGAACTGCGTGAGTACCTCAAGCTCGTAGGTCAATTCCAGCAACAGCGCAGCAAAGACGCTCGCGCTAACGCTGAGCTGCTTCTTAAAGATGCAGACCAGACTCATTCACAACGCATGGATTTCGCGAATCTTATGCGTCAAGTTCAAATCCCCTCCGGCGGAGTAGCCGAGACACCTCAATAAGAGAGAGTTAATCATGGACCAAACCACCGACATTCAGGCTTCTGAAGAATTAACCCTGCCCGGCAATCATGCAGCGGCATCTGCTGATGGCTTAGTTGTCGATAATGCCAACGACAACGCAGGTCAGGAAGAAGGCTTCGAGATTGTCCTGAAAGACGATGAGAAACCAAAACAAGACCCGGCAACTAATGCTGAATTTGCTCGTCGCCGCATCGAACGCAAACGCCAGCGTGAGCTTGAGCAGCAGATGGAAGCGGTTAAGCGTGGAGAGTTGCCGGAGCACCTGCGGGTGAACCCTGAGTTACCAAAACAACCAGACCCTAACGATTATCTTTCCGAAGACGCACTGGCTAAGTACGACTATGACCAGAGCCGCGCACTGGCGGCCTTCCAGCAGGCAAACAGTGAATGGCAGATCAAGGCTATGGACGCACGAAGCCAGGCTGTCGCCGAGCAGGGTCGCAAAACTCAGGAGTTCACCCAGCAATCAGCGCAATACGTCGAGGCAGCCCGTAAGCACTACGACGCAGCGGAAAAGCTCAATATCCCTGACTATCAGGAGAAAGAGGATGCATTCATGCAACTGGTGCCGCCAGCAGTCGGTGCCGACATCATGCGCCTCTTCCCGGAGAAATCCGCCGCTCTCATGTATCACCTTGGTGCTAATCCTGAGAAAACACGCCAGTTGCTGGCGATGGACGGGCAATCCGCACTGATTGAACTCACTCGACTGTCAGAACGTTTAACTCTCAAGCCTCGAGCAAAGCCTGTTTCAGAAGCCCCGTTACCTGATGAACCCATTCAGGGACACGCTGTTGCTGCAAATATCTCTGCGATTGAAAAACAGATGGAAGCGGCAGCAAACAAAGGGGATGTAGAGACATACCGCAAGCTCAAGGCGCAACTGAATAAAGGAATTCGATAATTATTTCGATATCGTGATGTTGTTTTCCTCGTCAAACTTTCTGATTACTTCTTTCGCCTCTTCGAATGAAGAACATACTTTTTGCACTCTTGCATTAAGCAGTCGCTTATGAGCGATCCATCTTTTCCGCGTGTTGCAAAAGTAAACTCCAGATATTCCGCTGGAGTTATTTTTAGATAGTTTGATTCTATTCCTTTGGTTTGCTGATTTTTTCACAAGACGAAGATTTTCAATTCTGTTGTCGTGGCGAATCCCATTTATATGGTCAATTTCCATGCCTTCTGGAATATCTCCGTTAAACATCACCCATACGATTCGGTGTGCTAGCCACTTAATGCCGTTAATTCTTATGCGGATATATCCATTGCTTTCTAAAAGACCAGCAACTTTCCCAGCGTGTTTTGCATTCCAAACGTTGTGATAGTTGCGATTCTTTTTGTTGTTGAAAAATTCAGAGCTTCTGGCTTTCCAAACCAAAAAACCATCGCGGTATTCGAAGTATTCATTCAGTTCCATGCTCATAACCCTAATGCGCTATATGTTGATATAACAATAGTATAGCACATAAAGAAAGTAAGGTATTCAATATATGACTCTCAAAGAAGGGCAGTTAGTTACTTACGCTATCGATGAAATCATCGAAACCGTCCAGAATCTGACGCCAATGGCGTCCAAAGTGACAAAATACACCCCTCCGGCACAATCCATGCAGCGTTCAAGCAACACCGTGTGGATGCCTGTTGAGCAGGAAGCGCCAACCCAGACTGGCTGGGATTTAACTGGCAACGCAACCGGGATTCTGGAACTCTCCGTGAAATGCAACATGGGCGATCCGGATAACGATTTCTTCGAGCTTCGTGCAGATGACCTGCGTGATGAGCGTTCTTACCGTCGCCGCATCCAGGCATCCGCCAAAAAACTGGCGAATAACATTGAGTCAGCGATTGCCAAACAGGCAACTGAAATGGGCTCGCTTGTTGTTCACGATACCCGCGCAATTGGTCCATCTACTGGCCTGTCTGGCTGGGATTTTGTGTCTGATGCAGAGCGCCTGATGTTCTCCCGTGAGCTAAACCGCGATATGGGCATCAGTTACTTCCTGAACCCCGACGATTACCGCAAAGCAGGCCGCAACCTGGTAGATGGTGACATCTTCGGGCGCGTTCCTGAAGAAGCGTATCGCAACGGTACTATTCAGCGTCAGATTGCTGGCTTTGATGAAATTCTTCGCTCACCGAAACTTCCGGCAGTTACCAAGTCAACCGCTACTGGTGTAACTGTTTCTGGTGCGCAGAAGTTTAAGCCGCAGGCATACACCCTTGATACCGATGGTAACAAAGAGAACGTCGACAACCGTGTTGCAACGGTGACCGTATCCTCCACCACCGGATTTAAGCGCGGCGACAAAATAAGCTTCACTGGTGTGAAATTCCTGTCTCAGATGGCGAAGAACGTGCTGACTGATGATGCAACTTTCTCAATCACCCGTGTGATCGATAGTACTCACATCGAAATCACGCCGAAGCCGATTGCACTTGATGACGCGTCACTGACAAAAGAAGAGAAGGCTTACGCGAATGTAAACACCTCTCTTGCTGATACCACTCCGGTAAACGTTCTGAACGTGGCAACAACCACCGCTAACGTGTTCTGGGCTGATGACTCAATCCGTCTACTGTCTCAGCCGATCCCGGTAACCCATGAACTGTTTGCTGGCATGAAAACGTCTTCCTTCAGCATTCCTGGTATTGGTGTTAACGGCATCTTCGCAACGCAGGGTGATATCAACACTCTGTCTGGTAAGTGCCGTATTGCTGTGTGGTATTCAGCATGTGCTGTACGACCAGAGGCAATTGGTGTTGGTCTGCCTAACCAGACCGCGTGATAACCAAAGGGAGCTTCGGCTCCCTTTTTTATCTGGAGACAAGCATGACACACATGATCTTTCGTCATGGCGACATGAAGAAATGGAAAGGCGTTGGATACGACTTTGAAATCGTGAAAGCCGAAGAGCTTCAGGAATATCTGGATGCTGGCTGGTTTGCACATCCTGATGATCTTCTGAAGGATGTTGCAGAGCCAGAGCCAGAGCCAGAGCCAGAGCCAGAGCCAGAGCCAGAGCCAGAGCCAGAAGAAAAACAGCGTAAAAAGCCTGGTCGAAAACCTAAGGCGGCAGCAGATGAACCTGACAACGAAGGGTGATTTAGTCCTTGCGGCATTACGTAAGCTCGGTGTGGCATCAAATGCCACGTTAACCGATGTCGAACCGCAGTCCATGGAAGACGGCGTCAATGACCTTGAAATGATGATGGCTGAATGGCTTGGCGGTGATGTGTCACCTGGCATCAACGTTGGCTACATTTTTGCTGATGCAGATGTCGCTCCGGATCCGGGCGATGAGCACGGTTTATCAAATAACGCTATCAATTCTGTCATTTTCAACCTTGCCTGCCGAATTGCTCCGGATTATGCGCTGGAAGCCTCTGCAAAACTTATAACCACTGCCAGATACGGGAAAGAGCGACTCGTCAAACTGTCTGCAATGGACAGAGCAAAAGCCGCTAAATGTAAGTCCGGTTATCCAAACCGTATGCCTGTTGGTAGTGGTAACCAGTTGGCGAAGTGGAACGGTTGGAATTACTTCCACCGGAAGGAACCTTGCGATAACGGGAGCGAATAAATGCCGATTCAGCAACTTCCGCTTATGAAAGGTGTCGGCAAAGACTTTAGAAACGCTGACTATATCGACTATCTACCAGTGAATATGTTGGCTACACCCAAAGAAATCCTCAACAGCAGCGGATATCTTCGCTCATTCCCGGGCATTGCCAAACGTTCTGATGTGAACGGCGTATCGCGAGGCGTCGAGTACAACATGGCGCAGAATGCTGTTTATCGCGTGTGTGGTGGCAAGCTGTATAAGGGCGAAAGCGAGGTTGGTGATGTTGCCGGAAGTGGTCGCGTATCAATGGCGCATGGTCGAACATCACAGGCGGTAGGCGTTAATGGTCAACTGGTCGAGTATCGCTATGATGGCACGGTTAAAACCGTCTCAAACTGGCCTACAGACAGCGGATTCACTCAGTATGAGTTAGGTTCGGTTCGCGACATTACGCGTTTACGTGGGCGTTATGCGTGGTCAAAAGACGGCACTGATTCATGGTTTATCACTGACCCTGAAGACGAATCGCATCCTGACCGTTACAGCGCACAATATCGTGCCGAGTCTCAGCCTGACGGCATCATCGGCATCGGAACATGGCGAGATTTCATCGTCTGTTTTGGTTCATCGACGATTGAATATTTCTCCCTGACTGGTGCAACCACTGTTGGTGCCGCTTTGTATGTCGCACAGCCATCACTGATGGTGCAGAAAGGGATTGCCGGAACCTACTGCAAAACGCCGTTTGCTGATTCGTATGCGTTCATCAGCAATCCGGCAACAGGTGCGCCGTCTGTGTACATCATCGGCTCCGGTCAGGTATCACCAATCGCCAGCGCGAGCATTGAGAAAATCCTCCGCTCCTACACTGCTGATGAACTGGCTGATGGCGTGATGGAATCGTTGCGGTTTGATGCGCATGAGTTGCTGATTATCCATCTTCCGCGCCACGTCCTCGTATACGACGCATCTTCAAGCGCCAATGGTCCGCAATGGTGTGTGTTGAAAACAGGCCTGTATGACGATGTGTACCGCGCTATCGACTTCATTTACGAAGGCAATCAGATAACGTGCGGCGATAAGCTGGAATCGGTTATCGGCAAATTGCAGTTCGATATCAGCAGCCAGTACGACAAGCAACAGGAACACCTGTTGTTTACTCCGTTGTTCAAAGCGGATAACGCAAGAGTGTTCGACCTTGAGGTTGAATCTTCAACTGGCGTTGCGCAGTACGCTGACCGCCTGTTCCTCTCTGCAACCACTGACGGCATAAATTACGGTCGTGAGCAGATGATTGAGCAGAATGAACCGTTCGTTTACGACAAACGCGTTTTGTGGAAGCGAGTCGGGCGCATCAGGAAAAATGTCGGCTTCAAATTGCGCGTTATCACTAAGTCACCTGTCACTCTCTCAGGCTGCCAGATAAGGATTGAGTAATGGCTGATTCGAATCTCAATGAGCCGGTAATCATTCAGGCTACACGACTCGACACATCAGTCCTTCCACGCAATATCTTCTCGCAGTCGTATCTGCTTTACGTTATCGCACAGGGCACTGATGTTGGTAACGTGGCTAACAAGGCCAACGAGGCAGGACAGGGCGCTTATGATGCACAGGTCAGGAACGATGAGCAGGATGTGATTCTCGCTGACCATGAGCAGCGAATTTCTGCTGCGGAAGCAACACTTGTTAATCATGAGGAGCGAATCAGCCAGGCAGAATCAACTCTTCAGGAACATGAAACGCGAATCGCTCAGAATGAAAGCGATATTGCGTCGCTTGATACCAGAGTTCAGTCGCTGGAATCGCAGGTTTCAGACCATGAATCGCGCATTGATGCTCTGGAGTATGCAACCACACGCAAGAAGTCAGAGGTTGTTTACTCTGGCGTATCTGTAACCATCCCGACAGCGCCGACCAACCTTGTTAGCCTGCTGAAAACGCTCACGCCGTCATCCGGCTCGTTGGCACCATTCTTCGACACCGTTAACAACAAGATGGTTGTGTTCAACGAGAACAAAACCCTGTTCTTCAAGCTGTCGATTGTCGGGACGTGGCCCAGCGGAACCGCAAACAGGTCAATGCAGCTAACCTTTTCCGGCTCTGTTCCTGACACACTGGTCAGCAGTCGTAATGCGGCGACAACAACCGATAACATCCTGTTAGCTACGTTCTTCAGCGTGGATAAAGACGGCTTTCTTGCCACAAATGGCAGTACGTTAACCATTCAGTCAAATGGTGCGGCGTTTACTGCCACAACCATCAAGATAATCGCGGAGCAGTAATGATTCAGTTCAAACCAACGCGAAACATCGACCTGATCGAAGCAGTCGGAAATCACCCTGACATTATTGCCGGGAGCAACAACGGCGATGGATACGACTACAAACCTGATTGCCGTTACTTTGAGGTGAACGTGCACGGGCAGTTTGGCGGCATTGTTTACTATCAGGAGATTCAGCCGCAGACATTCGATTGCCACGCCATGTACCTGCCAGAGATTCGCGGCTTCAGCAAGGAAATCGGGCTGGAGTTCTGGCGATACATTCTGACTAACACCACCGTTCAGTGCTTCACATCGTTCGCTGCACGCAAATTCCGCCACGGTCAGATGTACTGCGCAATGATTGGCCTTAAGCGTGTAGGAACCATCAAGAAATACTTCAAAGGCGTGGATGACGTGACGTTTTACAGCGCCACACGCGAAGAACTAATCGACTTCCTGAATCACGGGAGATAGCCATGTTATATGCATTTAAGCTGGGCAGAAAACTGCGCGGCGAGGAACCTTATTGCCCTGAAAAAGGCGGGAAAGGTGGCAGCTCTGATAAAAGCGCAAAGTATGCAGCAGAAGCTCAGAAGTATGCCGCAGACCTGCAAAATCAGCAGTTCAACACCATCATGAACAACCTGAAGCCGTTTACTCCTCTGGCTGATAAGTATGTCGGCAGCCTCGAGAACTTATCGTCTCTGGAGGGGCAAGGTCAGGCGCTAAACCAGTATTACAACTCTCAGCAGTATAAAGACCTTGCAGGTCAGGCTCGCTATCAGAGTCTGGCGGCAGCGGAAGCAACAGGTGGATTGGGTTCCACCGCAACCAGTAATCAGTTAGCAACAATCGCACCAACGCTTGGTCAGCAATGGCTATCTGGTCAGATGAACAACTACCAGAATCTGGCAAATATTGGTCTTGGCGCACTGCAAGGTCAGGCAAACGCCGGGCAGACATATGCCAACAACATGAGTCAGATTTCGCAGCAAAGTGCGGCTCTTGCAGCGGCAAATGCCAACAGACCATCAGCAATGCAATCTGCTATTGGCGGAGGTGCGTCTGGTGCTATTGCTGGGGCTGGACTTGCGAAATTAATTGGTTCATCAACTCCGTGGGGCGCTGGTATCGGTGCTGGTATCGGTCTGCTTAGTTCACTGCTTTATTAAGGGGTAATCAATGGCTACGTGGCAACAGGATATTAATTCTGGTGGTTTTCTGGCTGGCATCGGTACGCAAAACGAGAATGCACCAAAGGCAAGCGACATTAACGCAACGCTTGGTCTGATCCGCGAAAACAATGAGTTGGCTAGCTCAGGTGCAAATAACGTTGGTCTGACCGCGTTACGTGGTCTGGCTGGAGTTGCTGATATTTATAAGCAGGAACAGCAACAGAAAGCGATTAATGCGTTCAATAAGGTTCATGCTGATGCATGGGCTTCTGGTGATCCATCGGGACTATTTAAGTTTGCCCAGGAAAATCCAGCGTTTGTTGCGCAGGCACAACAGGCGTTTTCCGGTCTTAATGATCAGCAACGCAACGATATGGGCGATTTAGCCATGAGGGCTAACGTCGCTCTTTCTCAGGGACCGGAAGCCTACAGTAAATTCATTACTGACAACAAGGACAGGTTAAATCGCGTTGGTGCTAATGCTGACTGGATGATTCAGACAGGTATCCAGAATCCAGAGCAGCTATCACACATGCTGACTACTATGTCTCTCGGTGCGCTTGGACCAGAAAAGGCGTTTGCTGTTCAGGATAAGATGGCTGGTCGTGAAATTGACCGAGGCAGGCTGGCAGAGACAATCCGCAGCAATCAGGCTGGAGAAGCACTTCAGGCGAGAGGGCAAAACCTTTCCTATCAGTCAGCAATGACTGGACACAATATCGCAGCACAACGCTTGGCTCTGGATCAGCAAGAGTTCGGGTTTAAGATGCAGCAAGCACAGGAAAAGGCTCAGCAGTTGATTAGCGAAGCACCTAAGCTGTCAGTAAACATGGAAAAAGGCATCGAGACGGCTGTAAACAATGCTACAGCATCATCAAACTCAGCCAATTCTATGAGTGCGCTTGCTCAACAGTTCAGAGCAGAAAAACCAACGACAGGTTTGTTCGGTAACGCACAGAACATGTTCGCAAAACTTACCGGAAGCGATACAACATTGCGTGATTTGCGCATCCGCCAAAATGCCCTTGTTAACAGTCAGGTTCTTAAATTCCTACCTCCCGGCCCCGCAACGGATAAAGACGTTGAGATCGTTCGGCAGGGTGCACCAACTGACATGGATAACCCTGAGACGGTCGCAAGATGGCTTGATGCGATGGCAAACCTTGAGCGACGAAACGCGCAGTTTAATGAGTTTAAAGCCGAGTGGATGAGCGCGAATGGCAATCCAGGACAATCGCGTAATGGCGGTCAGATATTGGGGTTGGATGTTAAAAAAGGTGAATCATTGGGGAGTGCCGTTAAGCGGTATATGTCAATGAATACTGACGCAGCGCCAGCACAAGATTCGACACCTTCAGGAGAACCACGGAATCAGGTTGGATCATATACCTCAAAATCAGGCATTCAATTTACGGTGGAATGATGAAAGTAAC